AATTAGAAAAAAAATAGATTATGACAAGAAAAAGACAAACAAAAGCCGAAATATTAGCGGCTAAAAGCGAAGGATTAGGAGACACAGTAGAAAAGGTACTCGAAGTAACTGGAGTTTCAAAAGTGGCGAAATGGTTACTTGGTGAAGATTGCGGTTGTGATGAACGCAAAGCAAAGTTAAACGCTTTATTTCCGTATCGTAAACCTGAATGTTTACTAAAAGACGAATACGAATATTTAAAAGGCTGGTATTCTGAAACACGTTATTCAATGAAGCCTACCGAACAAAAGGAACTATTAAGAATTTATAATAGAGTATTTAAAGTAAATATGCAACCAACAAGCTGTGGTAGTTGTCTACGTGATGTAATGAATAAATTAGAAATATTATTTAACACCTACGAAGATGCCAATTCCTAAGCCACGAAAAGACGAAAGTAAAAAAGACTTCGTTCAAAGGTGCATGATTGACGATACAATGACTTTTGAATACGAAGATATAGACCAACGTTTAGCGGTATGTTCAACAACTTATGAAGAAAATCTAACAAAAGACGAATTAAAAAATGGCAAAAGTAGGTAGACCAAGAAACTTAGATAGTCCTGAACAACTATACGAACTATTTAAAAAATACAAAGAAGACGTAAAAGCCAACCCGAGAATTAAAAGCGTATTCGGAGGTAAAGAATTTGAAGAAAGAGCTGAGCCTTTAGAAAGACCTTTAACAATGGAAGGATTCGAAATATTTTGCTGGGATAATGTAGGCGAAGTAGAACAATATTTTAAAAACATTGATAAAAGATACACGGAATATATCCCTATCTGTTCACGTATACGCAAAGAAATACGCGAAGATCAAATAACGGGCGGCATGGTAGGACAGTATAACGCAAGCATTACGCAACGTTTAAACAACTTAAAAGAACAAGTTGAACAAACGAATATCGAACAACCTTTATTCAAACTAAGTGATAATAACGACAGCAATTCGTAAAATAGAAGCTTTAAAAAAACGAATTAAAATTATTCAGGGCGGGACAAGTGCGGGCAAGACGTACGGAATACTTCCGATTCTAATTACAAAGGCTGCAACGTACCCGAAAACGGAAATAAGCGTAGTAGCTGAAACAATACCGCATTTAAGACGGGGTGCGTTAAAGGACTTCTTACGTATCATGAAAGACACTGGTAGGTATTTCGACGAGCGCTTTAATAAATCGCTTTTACGATACGAATTTGCTAATGGTAGTTACATTGAATTTTTTAGTGCGGACGATTCAAGTAAATTAAGGGGTGCAAGGCGTGACGTTCTATATATAAACGAATGTAACAACGTAACCTTTGAATCTTATAATGAACTTTCGATTCGTACAAAAAAAGCTATTTATTTAGACTTTAACCCCGCTAATGAATTTTGGGTACATACCGAACTAAAAGACGAACAAGACAGCGACTTCTTAATTCTCACTTACAAAGACAACGAAGCCTTGGACAATAGTATTGTACAACAAATAGAAAAGAACCGTTTAAAAGCTGAAACAAGCGCATATTGGAGTAACTGGTGGAGGGTTTACGGATTAGGCGAAATAGGAATGTTAGAAGGCGTTATATTCAGTAACTGGAAAACTATTGATATACTACCGAAAGAAGCGAATTTAATAGGTATTGGATTAGACTTCGGTTACACGAACGATCCAACTGCAATAATTGAAATATACAATTACAACGGCACCAGGATAATAAACGAATTGAAGTATCAAACGGGAATGCTGAATAGTGATATTGCAAACGCACTACCGAAACACGTACCCGTTTATGCTGATTCAAGCGAACCGAAAAGCATTGAAGAAATAAAACGCTACGGAATAACAATTAAAGGCGTTACAAAAGGCAAGGATTCAATAAACTACGGAATAGATGTTATGCAACGTAATGAATATTTAGTTACTTCAAATAGCACAAACCTAATTAAAGAACTTCGGGCGTATTGCTGGGACACGGATAAGCAAGGAACACGCTTAAATAAACCAATTGACACAAATAATCATGGTATTGATGCGCTAAGATACCACGAAATGGAAACGTTAGGTATGAATTCTAACTACGGTAAATATCATATTTGGTAAATAAATAATATTTCGCACCCGTTCAAGTATGCAAATAATGTGAATTATCTTTACAAACTACAAAAACACGAATTAAAAGTTAATATATAGAATGAAAACAGAAATTGTAATACCTACTTCATTAAGTGAAATACCTTTAAAGAGCTACCAAGAATTTATGAAGGTAGTTGAAAAGTCAAATGACGAGGAGTTCATAGGTCAAAAGACTATCGAAATATTTTGCGGTCTGAAAATGAAAGACGTTGTAAAAGTAAAATGGAGCGACGTTAAAAGCTTAACCCTACATTTAAACGAAATATTCAAAACGAAGCCTAAATTTCAAGCTACGTTCAAAATAAAGGATATGGAGTTCGGTTTTATTCCTAATCTGGAAGATATGACTTTTGGGGAATACATTGATTTGGAAAGTAATATATCAAGCGTAGAAACTTTTCACAAAGCAATGGCGGTAATGTACCGACCTATTACAAAGAAAGTAAAAGACCGATACGAAATATTTGAGTACAAAGGAACGGACGAATTTAGTGATGTTATGAAGTACGCTTCGCTGGATGTTGTCTTAGGTGCAACGGTTTTTTTTTCGACTTTAGGAAGCGACTTAGTTCAACATACGCTTACCTCTTTGGAGACGGAGATAAAGAAGAATCCGAAGATAATGACTTTAGCGAAAGAACGCAATTTAATAAAAGATGGGGATGGTACAATTCAATCTATGCGCTTTCTCAGGGAGACGTTACAAAGTTTGATGAAGTTACCCGACTGGGAGTTAGAAAGTGTCTTACCTACCTCACTTATGAAAGACAAAAACGAGAAATAGAAGAACGAGAATTAAAAAAAATACAAAGACATGGCTAATTATTACACTGTATTAGATACGTTAAAAACCAACTTAGAAAACGATCCATTTGTAAACACGGTTACTCAAGGCGATATATTTGCAGTCGATTTGGCAAAGCAAACAATATTCCCTTTAGTTCATATTATAGTAAACAACGCTACATTTGAAAGTAATATAATTCGTTTTAACGTGAGTTTAATGGCAATGGATATTGTCAATAAGTCAAAAGACGAAGATACAAATATATTCGACGGTAACGACAACGAGATTTACGTACTTAATACAATGCTTTCAGTATTGAATAGGTTGTACGAAGAGCTTCGACGTGGCGACTTATTTACGGATGCTTTTCAAGTGGACGGTAACCCAACCTTAGAAGCCTTTGCTGAAAGATTTGAAAACTATTTAGCTGGTTGGACTATGACTGTTGATATTTTAGTTCCTAATGAAATGACTGTTTGTTAATGAGTGAAAGATTAAAAGCCTTAGAGAAGTTTCGTGATTTGGTAGTAGCTGAAGCGAAAGCTAATTTACAAAGGTTGGGTAAAAATTCAAGCGGTAAGTTAAGCAATTCAATAAAAGGCGAAGTAAAAGAGATGCCTAATTCAATAGGTATTTATTTCGAGATGGAGCCGTACGGTAACTTTCAAGATAAAGGAGTTGACGGTAAACGAGTGAAACACGGTTCGCCTTATTCATATAAGGATAAAATGCCTGACCCGAGTAAGCTGGATAAATGGATAGTTCGAAAAGGTATTGCACCACGTAACAACGGTAAATTTGCTGCGCGTTCTGTTTCTGCTGCGGGCTTTAAAAAGAGTATTCAATTCTTAATTGCACGAAGTATTTATTTCAAAGGAATTAAACCAAGCTTGTTTTTTACAAAGCCATTTGAAGCTGCCTACAAAACTTTACCTGACACGTTAATAGATAAGTACGGTTTGGATGCCGAACAGCTTTTAAATGAAATATTAGACCAAAATTTAAAGAATATAAAATGAGTATTTTTGCACGTTCACCTTATATAGTAGAAATATCCGAAACGGGACAAGACGGTTCTAAGTTAGAAGTGTTTATTTGGAACGGTACCGGGAGCGCACCAGCTTCACCAACTTACACTTTGAGTAAATTAATACCAGCTTCAAACAACGTAAAGACGTATTACAATATTTCGCCTTACATTCGTGAGTATATCAGTTGGAATACAAGACAAGAGATTTATAATACTTTTGCCGCAACTGACACAAGTCAATGGTGCAACGTTCAATTGAAAAGGTACAAATTAGACAGCGGAACTTACACGCTACTTAGTACAAATTCATACGTAGCTTATGACGGTTTTGGGTGGTATGAACAAGGGTATAATTACACACCGACTTACGACATATTACACGACGAAGGGACGTTTTTTTATTACTACGATGGCACAAACCCAAGCACAAATTCAAGTAGAAGGGCCGGTCATATAATGGTTAAAACTGCAACAAGCTACAAAGCAAAATATACTAACTTGGCAACGGCTGCTACATTTACACAAAACTTAACAAACAATTCTATTTTAGACGTTCCTACCGTTTATGAAAATTATTATTCTGGCGGAAATAAATTAGAAATAATAATTAATATTTTAGGTAGTGATGTTACTGTCTGGACGGGTTACTTTAAACCGTTCGAGCTATGCCGCTATACGCCCGTTTTGTGCGACTTTGTAAACCGTTATGGGTGTTGGCAGCGTACTTGGTTTTTTGCAGCGTCTAACGATACATTCAGCATTGAAAACACGGAATATAATTTAATGCAAAGCACGTTCCCGAATTATAATACTTTAGAAGGTCAAAGAAAAGTATTTAATACAACGGCAAAACGTAGCATTAAAGTAAATACGGACTGGGTAACTGAAAGCTACAACGATTTATTGGAGCAGCTAATGACAAGCGAACGAATATTGTTAAACAGCTTACCCGTAAAGATTAACACAAAGTCAACGGAGCTATTCAAGAATATAAACCAAAAAATGATTAACTATTCTTTAGAGTTTGATTTTGCTTTTAATGCAATAAATAATGTTATATGAGGCAAGTACAAGTTTATATTGAAGGGCAAAAGGTTGAATTATTTGAAGATGAACAAATTAATGTTACTTCGAGCGTTCAAAACATTAACGATATTTCAAAAGTATTTACTGATTTCTCGCAGTCGTTTACGGTACCAGCTTCGACTGTTAACAATCAAATATTTAAACATTTTTACCAATCCGATATTGGCGATCCGTTAGACCCTACTACGTTATTCGATTACAATATTCGTAGGAGCGCATTAATAGAAATTGACTTAACTACTTTTAGACGTGGTAAAATATCAATTGAAAAGGCGAATATAAAAAACGGTCATGCGGAAAATTATCAGATTACTTTTTACGGCGAAATACGAACGCTCAAAGATTTATTTGGCGAAGATAAATTAAATTTATTAGATTTAAGCGCTTACGAATTCGAATTTACTGCGAATGAAATTTACCACCGTATAACTGACTTAACAACTGATTACGATGTTCGCTATCCGTTAATTGCAAGTAACCGAGTTTGGGAATATAGACACGGTACTGAAGACGTAACAAACAATGCGCACGCAATACATTACGATGAATTATTTCCAGCTATAAAAATAAGTAGGTTATTTCAAGCTATTGCAAATGATTACGGCGTTACTTTTACGGGGAACTTTTTAAGTGATACAAGGTTTAACCAAGTTTTTTTATACGGCAAAAATACAACGGAATACACTTGGATAAGCGAAGCAAGTAATATTGATATTGACCAAATAACGGCAACGGTAGTTGATCCGAGTTTACCGAACCCAGCGAATTACGTAGATATATACGGAAGCAAAATAAACATTGAAGAACTTTCTGGAGTTTATGCGCACATTATAAGCTTTGATATTTTAAGTCAATCGGTTGCGGGTACATGGTACATTGATATTTTTCAAGACGGTAATTATTATCAAACGGTGCAAGGTACTACGACGGGAGTTTTCGGAAATGTAACTTTCATAAACACAAGTGGCTTGGACACGGACGTAACTTTTCAATTACGTGCTGATGCAATAATGGACGTAGACATGAATATTGTCTATCAAATAAACGGAAACAACGGTGTAATTAATTACGCTCAAATGAGTACGGTTACAACTTCGCTTTTAGGTAACGTAAATATAAATAACGTTTTGCCTGATATGAAAGTTAGCGACTTCTTTTCGGGCGTGTTAAAAGAGTTCAATTGTACGTGCGTAGCTACTGACGTAAACACTTTTGAAATACTACCGTTGGAAGATTGGTACGGTCAAGGCGCTATTGTAGATATTACACAATACACGGATATAGATTCAATTGATATTGAACGCATTAAGTTGTATAAAAAAATAGCTTTCAAATACCAACAAAGTGAGTCGTTCGTAAATAAGAATTACTTCAAAGCAAATAGTCAACAATACGGTGATGTTGAATATCAATATAGCTACGACGGTGACGAATATATTATTGACGTACCCTTTGAGAATTTATTATTTTCACGCTCAACGCATTCTTCAGGTGACTATGCAATATTCGGTTATACGTTAAACGAGAATTTTCAAGCGTACACACCAAAGCCTATATTACTTTATTTGTACGGTGAAAGCAACGATTTAAGTTCGCACCCTATTAAATTCTATACTGGAGCAACTCATGTAAACATTGACACGTTCGCTTTATTCGGTCAAGACCT